CTGCTGGTTGTATAGCCAATTTTTTATAATGATCACCGCCAACTTGTTTATCTAATGCACTCATTGGGTCATGCCTCCTTTGGCAATGGGTCTGGCTTCATGCTTGATATGATCAAATACAGCCTGTAACATAACTCTATCAGGCTTATGGGTATGCTCCTGCATTGGACACTCAGTGTAACGCGGGAATGCACATACACCATACCAAACACAATGAACTCTGAGAAACTGCTCAGCCCAAGGATGAACATCTTTAACACAATCAACCATTTGCTTAAATACATTCTGATATTCACCCTGTGTTCTAGTACACAAGCGAAGCAAAGACATATTATGTAGCGTTCGCAAATCAAATTTGCATATAATGCTAGTTGCAATATTGGTTGGGAGTATCCCGCGTGCGTCCTGCGCTGCAATTCCTGCATCAATCATAGATGCATATGAATCAAGGATAGCATCTGCTATCTTATCATACATAGGGTCACCACAAGTATTGATAACATCAGAATCTCTGACATCTACAGTTCTCTGTGACTCCTGGGCATACGATCCAGTTCTGGTTCTAACAAGCTGATGAGTGAAAGCGCGGGTGACTCCGCTGATCTCAAATGTATAATCAACAAACTCAAATGAAGATTGAATGGTGTCCAACATATAGTTGAAGTGTTCCATTTTCTTTTCTTCACTCCAGTATTTGATCTCACTTATTGATTGCTTGCCTTGGAGCCTTGTGTTCTTTGTGTACAACAAGGTCTCAAGAGCATTTTTAGTGTAATTTATAAGTTTTACATCCATATAGATGACCTCACTAAATTATATGGGTTATTCATAAACTTCTTTATTTTAAGCAAATCTTGATATACTTCATCAAGCACTATATTCTTCCAAATTGCAAATCTTCCAAGTGAATATATATTATACTCCATTGTTGCCTGCAGTATAAGGCCCTTTCTAATCCTATCATCAATTGGAGCCAGCTTTCCATTTGATACTTCTTGATTCATATCAAATTCAGATATGACTGCATCAGATACTCCAAGTGACTGGAATACATTAAACAGGTGATCATCTCTGATTGGCTTCATGCTTTCGATGATAAGCTTATTGCCAGTAATTGATGACCTATATATTGTGCTATTTGGGTTCACATTATAACAAGTCATATATACATTGCAATCACCTACTATGCAAGTTGATACATATATCTTGCTAATTGATCCAATTGGCATATCTAGTTCATAGCCAAGTTTGCTAGCAAGCGCAGGCAGCGGGATTGTGCTAATTGTGGCTTCATTTGATTTGTAATCTACTTCAGCATTGTATTCAATTCTGTGTGAACACATATCAAGAAGCCTTTCCTGAAAGTCATCTGGAGCAATCCAACGCTGTTCAGGTTCTTGATGTATAATTGATCTGTATGAACAATTGTTAGCAACTTTCAGTGAATATATATTGATTGCCCTTGGGTTGAGTTTTATGTATTTATCACCATCCCAAATTCCTTTATACACTTTTACTTGCTTGAATGGTATGCCAACTGCATCACCAATATCAGGTGATCTAAATCTAAGAAGTGCTGTATGTTTTTTAGTGGAAGACATTGGCTCAAGAATTGGAACATTCTGATATGAAGTGCCAGCTATCAAGCCTGCAAGACCTGCACCAATAATTCTCATAAAACCTCCAGGCATAAAACAGGGGCCAGTTAGGCCCCTGTGGAAGAACAAATAAGATTAGATTTTACTCTTGATCTTCAGCATCGTCAAATGAATCAGCAACACCGCTGGCAATGGCATTGGCAAGCTTACGGATGCTCTGGTAATGGCTAGCATGCTTCTGCACATTGACAGAAGTCTCTTCATATCCATACAGGCCCATGACAATGGCATCAGCCTCTTCAGCAGTCATAGCAGGATTTGCAATCAGAGCTTCATAGAAACGCTTTGCAAAGCCACCACGGCCAGTTGACTCTGCCTTAGGCTTAGTGTAATAAGCCTTTTCATTTTTGCGGCACCAGTAACGGACGGAGCCAGCTGCAGACTTTTCATCAACACCCTTGACAGCGTCAACAATAGCTGAAACAGCTTCAGCAAATCCTTCCTCAGTGGATACATCAGCACCAGACAGGATAGAGCTGATCTTTTCATCTTTGCTTTCTTTGGACTCTACCAGCCCTTCAGAAACGAGTAATTCAGCATAGCTCTTGGCAACAGTCTTGAAAGTGTCGCCAGCTTTAATCATAGCAAGTTTAATGGAATCTTCATCCAAACCAGCTTCAACACCAGCGCGGAATGCTTCAAGGATAGCGGTCATTTGGTTTCCCTCTTTTGAGATATTTACGAAAAGGCCCTAACAAGGCGGGATAGATTATAAACTATTTTAAACGGCAAAGTAAAGGCCCTAAAACTCGAAATCGACAATAACCGGATACTTTCCACGAGAATCGACCTTGATTTTTTTCGGCTCCTTCTTTTCCGCTTGTAAAAGTTCTTCTGCTGTGTCTGCTTCTGCTCCGCGAAATCGCGCCCAATGCTTGGCACGATAGCCGGCATACCCAGGATGTTCTATGCAAACAAATTCATTGAAATGTCTAATGCCACAATTGTACTGTACTTTGACAGACTTTGGTGCATTTCTCTTTTCATGTATTGAATACATGATATTGCTTACATTAAACCAATTCTGTTTAGATGTAGCAATGATCTCAGCAGATGTTGAATTCAACTCAAGATTAGTTTTGAACTCAAACTTGTGTCCACAGTTGTCACATACTCTAGCAGATGGATGGTGGATAAAATCACATTCTGGACACTTCTTTGTTATTGGTTCTCCTTCACCTGAACTCTTGTTCTTTTTATATATGTGAACATCATTGATTGGTCCAAGCCTCTCTGTATTGCCAGAGAAGTCTAAGATAAGACAATGATCCTTTCCATCAGCAATGCGCAATCCTCTGCCAATAGTTTGCACATGAATGATAGGTGATTTGGTTGGCCTGAGCATAGCTATCAAATCAATCTCTGTATCATTGAATCCAGTAGTCAATACATTGACATTGACTATGGCTCTGTAGAATCCTCTCTTGAAATCACTGATAACTTTATCACGATCAAAGTCCATTCTTGAATGGATCACTCCAGTTGAAATACCAGAGCGGATCAATGCTTCCGCTATGTGCTCAGCGTGATCAATATCAATAGCAAATATGAGCCATTTCTTGTAGTTGGTGCCAACTTTGATTATTTCTCTGATACAGGAATTTGTAATTGATGTTCTGTCAAATGCCATTGACATGCCTTTCAAATCAAAATCTCCTGCTACAGTCTTAATGCCATTAACATCCAGCTGTTGACGAGTTGACATAGTCCTCAGCGGAGACAAGTATCCATCTTCAACCAATTTGTTGAAGTTTTCCATAGATGTAAGGTCATAGACCATATCATCAAATATAGAATCTTCCTCACCATATATGTATCCGCTTCCAAGTCTGAATGGTGTTGCTGTCAACCCAAAATAATTAGGATTATTCAAACCAGCAAAGAATCTTCTGTACATAGTATTGCCATCTGTTGGAATAAGATGGCACTCATCTATGATAACGAATTTGAACTTTTGAAACAACTCAGGCTTATTGTAAACAGACTGAATGCTTGCTACTGTAATTTGTTCAATTTCTTTTGAATCAAGTCCAGCTGAATATATACCAACTTTGCATGATAGATGATCTTCAATTGCCTCAACATTTTGTTGTAGAATTTCTTTAACATGTGACAGAACAAGTACATGTCCATCAGTGTTTCTCCTCACATATTCTTTTATGCACTCGGCAAGCACTACTGTTTTCCCCGCTCCTGTGGGTAAGGCCACAAGCGGGTGCTTGCCTGGATTGTTTTTAATATAATTGAAAACTTTGTCAGCTATTGGTAGCTGATATGGCCTTAGGTCAAACATTATTTATATACCTCAGACTTCTCATAATCGCTGCATCCTTGTCTTTGCTTTTCAGTAGAAAGCTCACAGCCATGTTTTTCACATGACCATTTTCCTTGCATTTCTATATTAGCAAATGAACAAGTGCGACAGTTTACTGATGTCAATTGATCTTTGTGGCAATACCTGAAAGCATCACACATTTTACATTCATGCCAAACGCTGGAGCCAATCTTAACTGGCATGCCTTCATATGTAAGAATATCAAATGCCACTTTTTGATATTGTGTATATACATTAGGATCAAAGTCATACATCTGATAATCCCTGTGTTCGTTATCTTTGTTTTCAACAATAAATAGGCATTTTGATATATCCAAATAGCCCATATATAAATGTATCTGCACCCAATACTTTGGGTTGGTAAGTTTAAGGCCATCTTTGATGTATTGCTTAAACCTCTTGTCATTCATTGTTTTGATTTCAAGCAGATAAGGAACATCCTCATCACCTGGAATACCTTTAACAATTCCATCTGTGTGGCCCATTACATGGCCTGTCTCATCAACAAGCTCATCCTGTCTGCCATATACACTGAGCCCAGCAGAAATTAAATCATTAACAATCCGCTCTTCTGCCCAGTGGCCTCTCTCAAAGATTCTTTGAATCCTTTTTGGAACTGTTCTTTCATATGCCCAACGGAAATTAAGCCATATATGTCGTTGACACGATCCTCCAAGTGATGAGTGTCCTATGTATGGCCTATTGCTCTGAGGAATCTCACCTCTCTCAATAAGTTCTTCAAGCAAATTGCGTTTTGGTAATAGTGCCATAATCTTGTTATAAAAAGAGGCCCGTTGTTACACGGGCCAAAGTGAGGAGACTCTTTTGAGTTACTTACAACTCACTTGCAGGCTTGTAGCCAGCAATAGCATTACGTGGATCAGGATAAGCAGGAGTGCCATCTTGAATCTTTACGCGGATGCCAACTGGCACACCGTGAAGTTCAGCTGAATCTTCAATGTCTTCAAGGCCACAGGCGTGAATAAGATTGCCAAGTTCACGTTGAGCTATCTCAACAGCCATAGGACTTGAATTTACAAGATTGTAATTTGCATAAACAAATCTATTTGCAAAATCACCTTCAATGACTTTGAACTGAACTGATAGCATTTTGCCACCAGTTTTTGTTTCTTTCATCTCAGACTTAATCATCTCAGCTTCATACCAACCAGCTGGGATTGGATCATAGTTTGAAGTTGACTTCTCACCCTTGAAGACATTTGGAAGCATTGCCATAATAAACCTCGTTCATTTGTTTGCGATTTTGTTAAAAATTTGAGTCAAATCAGGTGATTCAAACTCATCAAGTTTCCCAGAGCGATCCTTTGCTATATATTTCCTTGATGCTTTGGTACATAGTTGTCTGTTACCCTTTCGGTCAAGTTCATAATATAACACCTCATCAACCAGATATGGTAGCTGGAATGGTAAAATTTTTCCAGGTATATATGGTTCAAACTGGGAGCTTCCCGCTTCTTCATCCTCAACCCTCTTTGATTTGGCAATGAAGACAACATTCTTACCTTTAATGTCACGGAAATTCTTTATCAAGCCACCCATAGCTTCAGACAATTTCATATATGCCTGTCTGCCATCGGCAACTCCTTTTTTCAATTCAGTAAGCACAGCCTCAGAGATTTCTGACAATGAGTCAATACATATTGTGTCATAGTCTGTGTGTCCTTTGAGAAGATCATATGCATCCTGAATATCTTTTACAGTGTTCACCTCCACAAATGGAATGTCTTGGCTGGATAGGCTCAGCAAACCTCTCTCAGCGGATATAATTACTGGCTTTGGGGCAGTGGAGCACAGGACTGTTTTGCCAACGCCTGATGCTCCGTAGATTACTGCCTTGATACCATCTACGTGACAATCACGACTCGATTGTATCTT